ATTTTAAAAGTGTTCTACGTTTTGCTAAACGTTTAGAATCAACCCATGCATCTTTATTATTCCCAGACCAAATGGATAAAGATTCACGAGCAAATGATTCTTCACTAACTGTATTTGAATAACGTTGGTCTAGTATTGTAGCTTTATCTAATAGACCATAATGCAATGGAATCTCATAACTAAGGCCCCATACAAAATATTCTTTTGGCCGCAAGACAGCATTTACAGCGCACTCAATTAATTTACCATACATAAACACAGTACGCTCTGCCGCGGTTGTGATAAATATTTGAGAAGCGGATGGTTCTTCTTGATTTAAAGTTCCATCAACTTCGCGGCGAGGGATATTCATTTGTGGCCATAATACTTCATTAAATGGAACTTCCTCAATAAGCGCGCATTCTTCAAGAATAGCAGCAGTAGCACGTAAACCACGACTTGTATCTTTAGAAACAACAGTAATTGAGCTTCCATTTTTTAACCAAAGTTCATAATAGTTACCACTAGATTTTTGACCAGATTTACCATCTTCTTTTCTATCAGTTAATTCATTGCGTAATAATGGCCAATGGCGAAAAATTTCTTCAAACTTAGCTTGCGCAATTTTAATAACTGTTCCTTTAGTATCAGAAGCAATCATTATAGTAGAGTTAGGTAATAAAACGGCCCGCACAAAAGAACTTAAATAGGCGGTAAAGGATTTAGATGTTGCACGAGTAGCTGTCCAAAAATGATAACGGTAACGCATACTCGCGCGCAAAGCAATGCGTTGAAAAGGAAGTAAATGAAAATTTTTCGCATCTGTAGAGTCTTGTATTGCATCTAGGAACATATCTGGGTATAATAACCAATAATTTAAGTAGTTCGTAAAAAGCTCTTGATTAGCATCAAGATATTCTCTTGTAAGTATTACCCCCTTTTCAATTGGTATGTTATCGCGCAAAATTTGTTCGGCTTGGTAAAAGTCAAGCATCTAAGTCACGGACAAGTTCTTCTTCTCCTTCAAACTCCACGTCTGCGGTTTCATCAAATTCAACTGCTTCATTCTCAATTTCTTCAAGACGTTCAGTTAAGTTGTAACGTTCACGTTTATCTTCAACTTGTTCTGCAAAGTTACCCTCATTGATAACTAAACGTTTTAAATAGTTTTGAATATTTTGCATCATAAAATCAATAGAATCTTTTGGCTCAGTATGCCATTTTGGATGCCATCCTTTTTTGCCATAATAAACCATAAGCTCTCCAACTGATTCAAAATCTGCCGCATTTTTTGCATTAGTAGCTTCAAATTTACAATTTTTAATAATATTTTCAATCGCATCCATATCTTTTTTAACATCGAGACCCTCACGGATACCTTTATTTACACGTAAAGTAAGTTCGCAAAGGTTGCGGGCGCGCGATTGTAGAATTGGAGTAGATACATTTTGAGTTGCAAGTATTTGATTATAATACTCTTCCAAAAAAAACAGTTCTTCATCAGTATATACAGGTGACCAAACTTTCTTCAATTTCTTAATTTTAGCTTCATTAATAACTTTAATCTCATCATTTATCGTACCCTCTTCGCGCGCGATACGCCAGCGTTCATTTTCGTCTGACCAATTTAATGATTCATAATGTTCATCTAATAATGTATTAAAATAGGCTGTAAGAGTATGATTTTCATGAATTTTATAAAGTTGAGTCCACATGTCTAGATCAAAAGGAACGTCTAGGTAGCGGCAAAGTCTATCAACTTCGCCTAAATTTGCTTGATCTATTACTGTTTCCAAACAAGAAGTGCATATTAAGGAACGATGGCCAGGGAAAAAATTTGATGGAGTATATTGAAAATTATATATCGGTTTTTCCTGCCTGCACTTGATACAACGTCGTGTCTTTACTTCTTCTGTCATAGTCGGCTTGTCCTCCTTTTTCAATTCGACGTTTCCGTTCACATTCTTTACAACTAGAAGCCCAATGATCTTTGTGACTATTATTTACTCCAAAGAATAATTTATGCATTGGTAATAACTTTTGACAACGGAAACATCTTTTCTTTTTAGAAGGTGGAGTCTCTACTTCTAATCTATGGCGAATTGCGGCGGTCGCCATTTTTTCTGGTATTTCTTTATTTAAAATTGTACTTAAATGGTTCTCATTATACTTTAAACCAAATTTTTCTTGTAATTCCTGAATAATAACCGGGTAAGAAGCTTTATCAATTTTGCGCATTAAAATGTATTCGCGGGCTGGCGAAAGTTGCGCCATTTCAGCATAGCGATCAAAATCGAAAATTAAAGTGCGGCCCCAGCTATGTAATTTATCATATAGTTGCATATATATATTTGAATAATTATCAATTAGCGCGCGAATATGTTGTGGATTTTCCCAATCAAAAGTATGGTGACGTACTACCCATTTTACTTCAACATTTCCTTCTTCATTAATTCGGGTTTCATAATCATTAATATTTTTGGAAATAGTATGAAGCAAAGCATTATCTACACGTTCGCGCCATTTGTCATAAGGCATCCAATACGCCGCGTCGGTGTCCCAGTCATAGGTTTGTGGCTGAGGTTGCTGAAGAGCAAGAAAGTGAAGGGTTGGTTTGACAGAATCTTTAAGATAGTATTGATGGCGCCGCATATCAATTAGTTGATGTTTTAATTGGTATAGGCGGTAAGAATCTGGAAGAACTGTCATTGTTTCATCTAATGGGACGCGGCCTTCATTTGCGGCAATTACTTTTTCAATGTAATCTATGCGGTCCCAGAGTTCTTGCATACCAGGTACATCGGAATCACCGGGATCGATTAATTCGTTAGTTTTTTTATCATATTTTGGGCGGCTAATTATTGGTTTTTTCTTAGTATATATATAGCGTTCTTCAACAGAATGGAGGGATTGTTGATCAGACATTGGGTTGTCAAGAATTTCATCAAGCGATTGGACTTTGTCCGCGGCTTTTTGAAATGATTTGTAGCGTTTGTCTGAATCTGTGGTTTCACCTCGTTGTATCGCGTTTTTGCCGTTTTCATCTTTGCCATATAAGATGTAAGAAGCCATTTGTTCTAATTCTAAATTGTTGGGTTTTGTATCCAAAGTATCGAGGATTTCTTCTATGGCGTGGAGACGGTCTGTATCGCGTTCTATTGAGTAGTCGAGTGAATACTTTTTTTTCATTGTGTCACCTCGTGGGTGGGTACAACTTCCTTCATTATAATTTTAGCATATTTTTTTATAAAAGTCAAATATTAAAATTTTAAAAATTGAGGGGAGGGAAGGGGAGGGTTTAAAATTTTAAAAATTGGAGGGAAAGGGTTTAAAATTTTAAAAATTGATGGAAAATGTGGAGGGGCCGCATGCGTGGCGAGGCGCGGTGGGCGTGTTCCTATATGCCAGCCCCCGTATGTTAAGAGATTGTTAAATAGAAAAAAATGGGTTGACAGCTGCATGGTTGTATGGTATTATATTTCCGTCGGGAGGGCAAGGCCCACCGACCGCCGGAAATCCGCGGCGATGAGATCAGCAGATCACGCGGAAACCTTGAAAACTACATAGCCAAGGCCATCCTAACTGGAAAGCGTAGATAACAGCGCGCATTAAGGACACGGCGCGCGGCGGGCAAGGGAACGGATGGTACAGCAGACAGGAACGGCGTCAAGGTTTACTGAAAAGATGTAAACGATGACGGCGCGAATGTCCGGTAAAGCGAACACGACCGACTAAATACCTATTGAAGGAGGGTTATTTCATGAATAATAATCAGCTTCTTGATGCCGCTATCCAACTTGCTGTTAATTACTTGACCGACGGGAAACATGGGGATGAATACATTTTCCCCTATGGCAAAAACCACGGCAAAGGTCGCGGTGGGCATGAACTTCAAATTGCCATTGTCAAGCGTGAAGATGTGCTTGACGCCATCCAAACGCGAAAAGCGCTTGAAACCGGCTTTTTGAAGTATTCCAATGGCGTATTGAAGGTAAACGCCACTAGCGAATGGGCGATGAAATTTACTTTCGGCAACGCGATGAAAGTTAAAACTTTCATGAATGGTAAATATCATCGTTATGAGGACTTGCCGGAAGATTCTTCCAAATGCGCAGGTCCACGAGCGCGGACCTTTGAAAAAGAGGTTTGCAAGGAACTTGGATACCATTGGACTGGTGCATTGCATAATGTCCAGTTCGATGGATGGATTGAAGAAACCGTTTCCATTAACTTCGATGAAAACGGTAACGTAGTCAGGATCACGCGTCGCAAGCGCGCGGAAATGAAGGGGAAAAATGGAAGGATTGATGCCTTCCATGCAAGTGAGACTTGCGAGGACTAAACCGACCAAGGGCGAGGGTTAAAACCCTCGCCCTAATATGAAGGGAGCGTTTTCATGATTATTTCCTGCTACAACGTAAGCAAGGAGAACAGTGGCGCACTGTTCTTCGATGAGAACTTTTGCATGGCAGAGTTTTCAATGCACTTCAATCTCGATATCGAAAATTGGAACAGCCCCTTCGGACACCTTGACTTCAAGCCCGAGCAGCGGCAGGCGGTGCTGTTCTATTACGGGCACTTCGAAGATCTGACGCCTATGATTACCACCTACGACTTGCACGACTTCGACTGCGAGTGCGGGGACGGTGTAATTAACGCTATGCACGCATACAATCTCAGTGCGTTATATCACTGTGCTGAAAAGTTCACGCATAAAGTTCTCATGAACTTGATGCTTGAATTCGAGCAAAACGGCAAAGAGAGGGCGTAAGCCCTCTCCAAAGAGGAGAGAGGCGCAAGTCCTCTCTCTAGAGAGGAGAATAACGATGAAAGACATTCATTGGGAGGAAGTTACGATCAAGTTAAGACTGCAAGTATTCCACGCCTACCAGCTTCGACCTGATTTCCCTGAAGGCTTGACTTTTGAACAAGCAAACGCCTATTGGACGGGTTGTCGTTGGATTACAATTAAGTACACATTCGTCCCGATAGGTTATTGGGACAATCATTGAAAGGAGCGATAATATGAAAGAGAACAAAACCGGGAACCGATTCCATTACTACACTTACGACGTAGAGCCCGCCAAAATTGACGGGCTCTATCATGTAGGCGAAGGCAGTCAATGGAATTGGACGCACAAGGGCGCTTTCAAGACTGCGCGAGGTGCTCACAATTGGGCCGTCAAAAAGAATGGCGGCCGTGATGAATACAGGGACTGAATGGAAGGGCGCAAGCCCTTCCATAATATGAAAGGAGAATTAACATGAAGGATTTGTACATCATGCGCAGTAAAGAGAATTGCTATCATTTCGACCACGGCGACGACAGCGCTTCTAGCGAGGTTGAAGTAACCATGAGGAAAACTGCAATGGGATGGAATATTGAGGTCCTCACAATTGACTGGGACATTGAGACCCCGACGTTTTTGTGGGTCGCCGGCACTGCACGGGAAGCTTTCCATGACTGTATGCACGTTTTGCGCTTCATCGAGCGCAGGCGGCAAATCTTAAAGAGGGCTTAATGCCCTCTTTACTTTTTTTTAATCTTTTTAGTTAGCCATGACTAACATTAAGAATATGTAAATTACATCTTCCGGAGCATGTAATTTACACAGCCTTAACAAAATTTAATTAACAAAGAATTTACCTCAACTACGTTGATTCTTAACTTGATTTGTGTTACAATAGAGATGCTGGGGATATGTTGAATTTTTGTTAAGAAAGGGGAAAATTTCGTGTTAAAATTAAGTAAATTTTCCACGGGATACCTATACCTTTCATCCCGAAACCTCAACACCTCGGCTCCGGCCAGCGTATGGGAGCTGGGCGAGCTGAGGCCAATTGGAGCTAGGTAGATTGGGGTCCCTATAACTATACGGGAGCTGGTAACCCACCCCACTCCTACCAGCTGGAATTTCATTTTGAAATTCATAGCGAGCTGCTAGGTAATTATTAAAAACAAAATCCCGAAAGTGAGGGTTAACTATGCGTTATTTCATGATTCTTTGCCATCGTGGGCACTGCGGCTCAGGTCATAGCACTGAAATAAAATTTGCAATAAAAGCGAATAATTTACTTCATGCTTGTGCAATCGCGCGCAAAATGCCAAGTGTAAAACATACAAGAATGGTTATTTCTGGTAAAGAAATAACCAAGCAAGAATATATAGAATATAGACAAATTAGTGCGTATCAACATTTCAATTTCAAATAAGACTAAATAAATTAAAATCTTATGTTAAGCACGTGTAAATTAACCCACCCGGGGTATATAATTAACATATATATTACCGGAATAATGCCGGTAATATAGTAAGTAGTAGTAGACCAATACCGCATATTATAAATTCAAATATAATATTCGCGCATTTATGAATAAAAGACTTTATATCCCGAAATGTCAAATGATAAAACCACATTTTAATTTTATACTGTAAAGTATTTCTGCGCCAAATTTTATTTGTCATTATCTCAAAACCTCCCTTACTTCTAAAATAATTATACCACAATTTCATTTTAAAAGCAATGGCAAAAATTAAATTTAATTTAGACAAAAAATAACCCGTATCTCTACGGGTCATCATCAATGAAATTACAAATTGCACATCGACAAATTCTTATAGCCCACATACCAAGAAAAAACTCCCAAAACCCGATATTAGGAAGATTGAAATTCCAAGCAATGGTTCCGTTATAGAACCAAGCCAACAATGCGGATGCCATCAAAATCAAAATCGTGCGAATAGTTACATTTTCCAAAAATTTGCTCTTCATAATTCCCAAAACTCCCTTCATTTGATAAGTCAATTATAACATATTTCATTTCTATTTGCAATACTTTTTTTGTTAAACTTTTGTAAATTACAAATCCCGGAACATCTAATTAACATAATTTCAAAATAGAATGGTATGTTAAACATACCATTTCATGATATTCTCCAAATCCTGAATTGCACGAGGACAACAATTAACATAAACTTCCATGTAACCGGGCGCGGGCCAGTGTTCCTCACAATAATAATCAAATCCATAATCATTCAGAAATTCAAACATGGATTCGTTAGTAGAATTCATTTCCACAATGTAACATCTTGTAGTCATTTCAATTTACCTCGCTTTTCTTAATTTCTATAAGTATTATAATCTAATTTTCCCAAAATGTCAAGTAAAAATTTTGTTAATTATATTCTCCGGGCATTGTAATTTACACACATTTAACTTGACATTTCATTTTTAAAAGTATATAATATAATTGTTCCAAGGGAACAAATAATAATCCGAAAAGAGGTAGTTACTATGAAGAAAATCAACAAATCTATCGCGCGCAAAATGTATGCCAACAAACAGTCTTTTATCATGGTTCCATGCAATATGCGCCCTGATTCTCAATTCGCCGTTGAAATGAAACTGGGATGGATGTTTCGTAATTTTGACGTGATGTATAATGAGTTTACTTATTATAATTGCAATCCCGAAACCGGCAGGTATATCTCATTTTATGTAAAAGAGGACTAAACATCCTCTTTTATTAAATTCATTTTAATTTGAATTCCCGGCAAATGTAATTTACAAATATTTAACTTGACAATCCCGAAATTATAGTATATAATATATACATCAAATGAAAGAGAGGTATTTTATTATGAAGTATACTTACGTCCGGCGTGTTGATGTCATTGTCCGCTATGATGGCGAATTTGACTACCGTATCTTTGATTGTCCTATCAATGAAGTACGGAACCGCGTAGAAGAACAGATGTGGGCACACCTGTTTGAAGCCGCGGATATTATTGACAATAATACCGGCGAAGTTTACATGACTATCGAAAAGGGCTAATAGCCCTTTTTAATTTTATGTAAATTACATCTTCCGGAAAGTGTAATTTACAATATCTTCATTTGACAAACAGTAAAAAATATAGTATAATAAGTTATCAAATAAAGGAGGTAGTAACCATGTTGTACATGATATTTTACCAACGCCTTAATGATAAATACCCGACCGAAGTAGAGTTTGCATACGAAAACGATATGGAGACTCATTACAATATTTGGCTTGCCGGAGATGACTATCACTTCTGTGAATTTTACTATTGCGGCCACCCATATACGCCAAAGTGGATGGAATAATTCATCCACATTTCATTTTAATTTTATGTTAATTTCATTTCCCGGAGATTGTAATTTACAATCCTTTAACTTGACATTTCATTTTAAATTTGATATAATTATATTAGAAAAAAGAAAAACAACTATTTCCGGAAAGTGAGGTAATTTCATTTATGAACGCACGCATAATGCATAAGCAGATTACTAAATGGCAGCGCCCATTTCGTATTGGCATCATTCATTACAATGGCAAAATCCATAATTGTAAGCGTTGGCGCAATCGTCGCAAAGCACAAAAATTGGCTGACCACTGGTGGCATGAGTATCAAAAGCGATTTAAGTAATCGCTTTTTATTTTATATAATTGTAAATTAAATGGCCCGGTTTATCTAATTAACACAATCTTAACTTGACAATTCTCTAGTTATCCATTATAATATATATAGAAACAAACGAAAGGGGTAAACACAATGTACACTAATATCGTTCGCTATGACAACACTATCATTCTTGTTTGTGATGGCAGCTTTGAGGATTGCATTACTGAACTGGAAAAGCACTTTGGCCCATGTCATGGTTGGAGTATCGCAGGTGGCCGTGGCGAATTATGGTTTCCTAACAACCGCAAATTCGTATGGGATTACAAGGAAAAGAACATTCTCATATGGAACACTTTGAAGTGGGGCAGGCCGCGTTAAGCGGCCTTTAATATTATGTAAATTACATCCTCCGAATAATGTAATTTACAGAAACTCAATCTCAACTTCGTTGATTCTTAATATTGATTCTGGTATAATGATTGTAGAAAATTTGAAGGAGGGCACCCCTATGAAGCACAGCACCATTTTCGTCGCCTATGACAAACTCAACTGCGATACCATCTGCGCCGCGCCTACGATGGATGAAGCCATTGCGCACACCATGCGCTACATGCACGTTCATGACTACAATTGCAAGGAGTTCTGCTATGACGAGTTGTTCACCATCATCAACTTTGAGCAGGATTACCGCATCGGCCCGCGGATGGAGCACGTTGAGGACATCATTACCATCATGGAGACCGGTTTCATACAGTCGGATGAATAATCCGACTTTTCTTTATTTCTATGTTAATTACATCTTCCGGGCAATCTAATTTCCAAACATTTAACTTGACATTTATACTCTTTTCTAGTATACTATACTCAAGAAATCAAGAAAAGAGGTTGCTACTATGAATCTTCCGCTTTACTCCATTGATTACGTCGTCAACGAGACCGACACTGCTACTTTTCAGTATTTTTATACTACCCGCGCCGCGCGTGATTTCATTTGGAATAATCGCAACAAAATTCATGACGTGATGATTTTCCTTTTTATGAGTGCTACGCCGCTTCTCATTTGCGACTTGCGGGATTAACCCGCATTTTTTTAAGATATTGTAAATTACATTTTCTGGGTAAACTAATAAACAAACATTTAACTTGACTTTTTAAATTTCTATGGTATAATAAAAACAAAAAACTCAATGACAAGAAAGGAGAATAACAATGGAAACTAAGATGACTGTTCGGGAATTGTTTGACTTGTTAGAGGAGCAAATCAAGTTGGGACGCGGCGACTACACTGTGATGACGTGGGACCGTGACCGCGAGGATGTAACCGACCTGTTGCGTGATGACAAAGCCAAAGAGCTTTACATCTGCACAGGGAACTAATGCGGCAACCGCCGCATTATTTTTTTGTTAATTACATCTTCCGGAAATTGTAATTAACATAAAAATAACTTGCTTTTTGATGATTTATAGTATATAATATATACATCAAAGGAAAGTGAGGGACATAACATGATTAACATTCGTTCTATTAGGAAACTGAGCAACAACGACGGCATGACGCTGAAAAACGGAAAAATCATCACCTATAAAACCGGCTACCAAGTAGCTACGGAAGGCATTGAAGCCGTTAATCCACGTGAAGCAATAGAAGCTGTTAAAGCCTACAATGGGACCTGTGGAATTTGGTATAGTGAGGGTATTTACTATATCGACAAAAGCAAGCGCATATCTACAAAAAAAGAAGCGTTAGAAATCGGTCGCGCTTGTAACCAAATTAGCATACTGCGATGGCGTGACATGGAGTTAGTGTATTGCTAACTCCAGCTTTTTAATTTTATGTTAATTACAATTCCCGGGTGATGTAATTTACAAACGTTTAACTTGACATTTAGCTTATTCTATGGTATACTATACATAAAGAAATGAAAGAGAGGTTTTTATTATGACTAAATGGGCTATCTATTGTGAGACTGGTTTACAAGGCTCTTCATACTATCACACAAAATGCGAAGCTATAGAAGCTGCACAATGGCGCCGGCTGTGTACTGGGCTTGATTGGTTTATTCGGGAAGTAACGGTTCGTTAATAACGAACCGTTATATTTATGTTAATTACAACATCCGAGAAAAATAATTTACAAACACTTAACTTGACTTTTGTCGCTATTTGATATATAATAGACTTGTCGAAAAGGAGAAAGGAGCGTTGAAAGATGGAGCCACCGCAGCATTAAATCGAACTTCGGAC